GCTCAGTCTGCAAAGATGATGGGCAAGATGAGTGCAGGACTTGAACGTCTAGTTGAGGAGATCCTTAAACCCAAAGTGGACTGGAGGGATGTCTTACAGAGATTTGTTGTCAAGTGTCGGTCTGACCAGCGATCATGGGCTAGACCAAACAGACGATTCTTATCACAAGGATTGTACTTACCTAGTGTATCAGGTGAATCGCTAGGTGAGATTGCCTTTGCTGTCGATTGTTCAGGCTCGATTGGTCAAGATGAAATCAATCAGTTTGCTAGTGAGATTACTACAGTATGGCAAGACCAAAGACCAACTAAGGTTCATGTGATTTATTTTGATTCCGAAGTATCACACTATGATGAGTTCGAACAAGATAATGAACCTGTTGTAAAACCACATGGTGGAGGTGGTACTGCCTTCAGTCCTGTATTCAGATACATGGCTGATAAAGGTATCGAACCTGTAGCATGTATATTTTTAACTGACCTTTGCTGTGATGACTTTGGTGATGCACCTGACTACCCAGTTCTATGGGTGTCAACGCATGATGACAAAGCACCATTCGGTGAAGTTGTAATGATGGAGGATAACAATGGGTGAAGTTAAGAAGTTAATGATTGAGGCAGAGACTATGTTGGTCACCTGTCTTGATGACTGGGGCATGACCAACGAACAAGCATTTACCAAGATAGGTAAAGAGTTAGGGAACATGGCTGAACAGCATGTTCGTGAATTAGTTAATCAATGGAACAAAGGAGACCAAGATGGCAACTGTAAGATTTAGTGACTCATTGAAAGATGAGATATATGACAATGCTAAAGCTATGTTTAAAGCAAACATAGACAAAGCTAAGAACGATGTACCTACACATTGGGCAGATAAGATGTACCAATCTTTCTTTCCTGCTGAGGTAATTGCAAAGTTCAAAGCACTACCTGATTATGCAATGGACAAGCAAGAAAGTATGACATTGAATGGGTTTTATAATGAACCCGAAGATGTGTTTCAAACTGCTGAGTACAATACCAAAGTATACAAATGTGATAGTGTAAGACTTGAGTTTAGTACAGCACAACCATGGCCTAGAAACTTCAGTAAAGAAGTTACAGGTTTTAACAATGGGTACAGTTCAGGTACTTGTGACTTCAATGACACAAGATGGGATTGGTTGAAGCCTGAGTTCAAAGAATACAGTCGTAAAATCTTTGAACAAGAATCTAAACAACAGAAGTTTCTTGAAGGTGTTAAGTCAATCATCAACACCTACAGTACGTTGGCACCTGCATTGAAAGCATGGCCTGCACTGTGGGATCTAATACCTGATGAAGCAAAGGAACGACACAAGAAGATTGTTGAGAAGAAGAAAGCCGAAGTAGCAGACATAGGGGCAGACCTAGATGGTATGACTGCGGCTGTAACATTTAGTAAACTAACCAAGTAAAGGAGTAATCATGTACACATGGTGGCAGAGCGATAAGTCTCTTAATACTTATGAAGAAATGTTGACATCATTCAACACAGCAAGGTGGCCTGATAAAGGCAAGCCTGTCAATCAAAACTGGAGAATGTTTAAGAAGGGAGATACAATTCGTATTATGTGTCAAGGCTATGGTACTGAACCATTGGCTGACATAACACCTGACAACATCATCACATTTGTGGCTAAAGAAAGTCACATCATTGGTATGTCTCAGTCTTATGTATCATCTTTCTACAGATGGTTTCCATTTGTAGTCAACAGACATCGTAAAGGTTTGTATCGTATTCGTCATACTAAGAACCTTAATGAGGAAATACATAAGAAGATTGGTATTCTTAAAGATAAATACCCAGAGTACAGTACATTCAGTTCAGTTATGAACAATGGGCCTTCATACTTCTGTGGCATACAGTTCAACTTGTTGACAGGTGAGTGTCTTAATCAGAAGCCTGATGACAAGTTCATTGAGATACCTGCAAAGCGAAAAGAGTGGAGGCAAATGCTTACTGCCTACAAGAAAGGTTTGAAAGCTAGAGCCAAAGTTCATGCACTTGATGCTATCGCTTTAGAAGTTATCAAGGAACAAGCACAACAACAAAATCATTATCATACAAGACAACCCGATTGGTCATCAGAAGAATGGCTAGATTGTCTACAAGAAAGCATGACTACATTGGACTTTCCTAAACATCTTCTCAAAGGTTTTATAGAATCAGCTATGAGCAACAGAGGATGGGGCAGACAATCAGAAGTACCGACAGTAGATGAGTTAATCAGAACAGTAGATAGAATATTTGCTGACTTAAGTATCCCATTGCGTAGACGATTCAAAGTGTTTCAATCAGAAGGACATGATGAACGTACTGCTGATAAACATCGTTATGGTGGATACAAGCTTGAGGTATCTTAACATGACAGTATTAGTATGGGATGGAATAAGTCTAGCTACTGACAGACAAGCCAATGATGGTTCTGCTAAATGGGAATCAGATAAAGCTTGGTATGTATCAGATAAAAATACAGGTAAGGTATGTATTGTATCGGGAGTAGGATTACTTGACGATATAATTAAACTTAGAGAGTGGTACAGAGAGGGTGCCTTACCTAAAGCATTCCCTGAACTTACGAAGAAAAGCTCACAGCTAATTGTAATTCACAGGGATACAGGTTTGTGGTTGTACGATGGTGTCCCCCATCCAGTACACTACGGACATAATCTTCATGCCTTTGGTCATGGTAAAGACTTTGCTTATGGGGCATTAGCCATGGGTGCTACTGCCAAAGAAGCTGTAGATGCTTGCAATGTATACAGTCTACATTGTGGCAAAGGTGTGGGTATATATAACTTAAATGGAGAAACAGATGTCAAAGAAGTCTAGATACAATCGGAACAACATACTTAAAAAAGCTGACAAGCTAACATCAACTGAGAGAGAAGTAGAACATGGTGATGCTAGTAAGAACTTTGAGATGGTGTCTGATTTGTGGAGTACATACTTAGGTGTGGATATATTTCCACATGAAGTACCCATGATGATGGTGCTGTACAAGGTTGCTAGGACTACAGAGAATCCACATAACGTGGATAACTATGTGGATACTTGTGGCTATGGAGCCTTAGCAGGTGAGCAGGTTCCTAATATAAATAAAACAAGGGAGAAGTAATGGACATCGTAACCATAGATTTTGAGACTTATTATGACAGAGAATATTCTTTGTCGAAGATGACAACAGAGGCATACATTCGTGATGATAGGTTTGAGGTCATTGGTGTTGGTGTCAAAGTTAATAACCACCCTACTGATTGGTATAGTGGTAATGATGTGGGCAAGTTTCTAAACTCGTTGGACTATTCTAACAAGGTTATACTTGCTCACAATACTGTATTCGATGGAGCAATATTATCATGGCACTATGGTATCAAGCCTAAACTTTGGTTCGATACTTTATCTATGGCAAGACCATATCATAATGCAACTGTGGGGGGTTCTCTTAAGAATTTAGTTAGCCATTATAATCTAGGTAAGAAAGGTGATGAAGTTGTACAGGCACTAGGTAAACGTCGACAGGACTTCACACCTGAAGAACTTGATAGGTATGCAAGCTATTGTGTCAATGATGTTGACCTTACTTATCAACTGTTCAAAGTGTTAGCTAAAAAGTTTCCACCGACAGAGTTATTGGTGATTGACCAAACCATTCGTATGTATACTGAGCCGACTATCGTACTTGATGGTGATTCATTGGCTGATCATCTCGTGCAAGTCAAGGCAAACAAACAGAAACTTATTGATGATTTAGCGTTGAAGGGTTTGAGTCAGGAGAAAGTCAAGAAAGCACTGATGTCTAACCAAATCTTTGCTAAGTTATTAAAGACTGTGGGCGTAGAGCCACCGACTAAGATAAGTCTAAGGACAGGCAAAGAGTCTTTTGCTTTCGCAAAGACAGATAAAGAGTTCACTAATTTATTAGAACACCCCGACACTAGGGTGCAAAATTTGGTCGCGGCTCGGCTCGGCACAAAATCGACAATAGAGGAGACGCGGACTGAGAACCTTATAAAGGTATCAAAACGTGGTCGCCTACCTATCATGCTTAATTATTATGGCGCACACACAGGCAGGTTTAGTGGTGGTGATAAACTTAACTTACAGAACCTACCTCGTAGTGGTGCTATTCGTAAAGCTATCACAGCACCTATTGGTGAATCATTACTTGCATGTGACTTGTCACAAATTGAGGCTCGTATGGTTGCGTATGTTGCAGGACAAGATGATTTACTTCAAGCCTTTCGTGAAGGTCGTGATGTTTATAGTGAGTTCGCTAGTGAGGTATATAATAAGAGAGTGACTAAAGAGGACAAGGTCGCAAGGTTTGTTGGCAAGACTTGTATCCTTGGCTTGGGTTATGGCATGGGTCATGTTAAGTTTAGGAATACTCTTGCTCTTGGTATGGGTGGTATATCTCTAGATATAGATGAGAATGAGGCACAAAGAATTGTAAACTTATATAGGAATAAGAACCATAAGATAACTTCATTTTGGAATAGATGTAATCATGCACTTACTGAAATGGTAGCAGGTCGTAGTGGTAGTCTATGTGATATTGCACACTATGATGGCGAAGGTATAATACTTCCTAACAAATTAAAAGTTCTTTACCCTGCATTATGCAGAGGAGAAGATGGGTACGTTTATA